TTGGTGTGTTGGCGAAGCATCTTGAATTGCTGAAGAACTTCTAGTAACCTTTTCGTTACTGCGTCGAATGCGAGGAGCCTCCTTCGATGTTGCTGTGTACGGAGCCGTACCAGATTTGAGTTAAATCTCCTGCGTATCCAAACATCAACATCATCCCTACGGGGAGAAGGAAAACATCATGAAAGAATACATTGACCGTCAGGTTGAGATTCGCAATCGTGCATGGAACGAAGCCAAGGCAATCTTGGATAAGGCCACCGCAGAGAAGCGTGACCTCTCAGCAGAAGAAACCCAAACCTACGAGCGCATCTCGAAGGAATTGGACGAACGTGCGCAGACCATCGCAAAACTTCGTGAAGACGAAGCTCGTGAACTTCGCATGGATGCAGCCACCCGTGAAATCGCCGATCAGGTTCGTCCTGTTGCAGGCGTACAAGTAAGCGACGATGCAGTTAACCTGCGTTCGTTGTTCACAGGTGAGAAGCGCAGCCACTCATTCGAGCGTCGTGACATCATCAAGTCCAGCACAGGCGCACCAGTACCTACGTCGTTCTACGACCAGGTAATCATGAAGGCTCGCTTGATCGCTCCGGTACTTCAGACCTCAACGGTTCTGAACACCGCAGGTGGCGAGAACCTCCAAATCCCATCGTTGTCCAGCTACTCAGTTGGAACGGTAACTGGTGAAGGTTCAGCAATTGGCGAATCCGATCCAGTATTCAACTCGTTCATCACCTTGAGCGCATACAAGTACAGCTTCCTCGTACAGGTCTCACAAGAACTGCTCGAAGACGCTGGCGTTGACATGCTTTCATTCTTGGGTGACCAGGTTGGAAACGCACTCGGTTACGCTGTTGGTTCAGCATTGACTGTTGGTTCGGGAACTGATGCACCTAACGGCATCGTGACCGCATCGGCTGTTGGTGGCACCGCAGGTACCGCAACTGCTTTCACCGCAGACAACCTCATCGACCTCCTCTACTCCTTGGACGGTGCAGCTCGCAACCTTCCAGGCGTTGGCTGGATGATGAACGGCAAGTCAATCGGTGCAGTACGCAAGTTGAAGGACACCGCAGGAAACTATGTGTTCCAGCCAGCCCTTTCAATGGACAGCCCAGACATGCTGCTTGGTAAGCCAATCTACGAAAACCCATCAATGGTTGACGTAGCAACAACCACCAAGTCGGTAATCGTCGGACACCTGCCTTCGTACTATGTACGAACCGTTGGTGGCCTTCGTTTGGATCGCAGCGATGACTACGCATTCAATGCTGGTCTCGTCACGTTCCGTGCGACATTCCGTGTCGATGGCGATTTGCCACAGACATCACACATCAAGCACCTCCTCCAACCATAAGTTGAGGTAGTGCAACCGATAGCAATATCGGTGTAAGTTTGAGGGTAGGTCGAACACGCAGGGCGACCTACCCTCATTCTGTTTTATACCCTGCGACCTGCGAAGGAGAGAACGGTGGGAAAGAATGCTCGTAATCGTCAAGAACACTCCGGTCGAGTTACCAGACCTAGAAGCGGAGATATTGCTCCGAAGGGGAATAGCGCACTTGCCAGAGCAAGCAGACCTTCCACTTCCGAATCGTTACGAATCCTCTGGTACTCAAACGCCCCGTTCGCCCCAACAGGGTACGGCACCCAAACAGCGCAAGTCGTCCAAAGGCTCACCAAAAACCACGAAGTAGCAATCCATGCGATGTACGGCATTGAGGGCATGGCTTCTATTTGGAATGGCATAAAGCTTTACCCAAGAGGAATGTCACCATATTCCGATGATGTGCTTGTTGCGCATTGGATGGATTGGGCTAATGGCAATCGTGAGATTCCTGCGATGTTGATGACGTTGTTTGATGTGTGGGTGTTGAAGTCACCATCGTTGGATCAGGTTCCAAATATTGCTTCGTGGGTTCCGATTGATCATGCGCCTTGCCCGCCTGCTGTGATTGATTGGTGTAAGCGTCCGAATGTGAAACCGATTGCGATGTCTAAGTTCGGTTTGGAGATGTTGCAGAATGCGGGTGTTGATGCGTTGTATGCGCCTCATGCGTTTGAGGATGTGTTTGTTCCTACACACAAGTTGAGTAATGGTCGTGGTGAGTTCACCGGCAGACAGCTCATGGAAGTTGATGAGGACAGGTTTGTTGTGATGATGAACGCTGCGAACAAAGGTCAGAACCCTTCACGCAAATCTTTTGGTGAGAACATTCTGGCGTTCGCTATCTTCGCTCAAGACCGTCCTGATGCTTTGCTGTATCTGCACACGGAGCGTGATGGTGCGATGGGTGGTATCAATCTTGTGCATCTGCTGGAGGCGTGTGGTGTGAAGCCTGAGCAATACAAGATTGTTGACCCGTATGCGTATCGGACTGGTTTCCCTCAGCAAGCGTTGGCTGCGCTGTACACCGCTTCGGATGTGTTGTTGGCTTGCTCAATGGGTGAGGGTTTCGGTATCCCTGTTATCGAGGCTCAGGCTTGCGGTACACGGGTCATCGTTTCGGACTACACGGCTCAACCTGAACTGGTTGGTGTTGGGTCAGCTGTAGCGATCCAACCGTTCTGGGATGCGCATCAGAAGTCTTGGTTTTGTACTCCACAGGTGCCATCCATCGTGGAGGCTTTGATTGATGCCTACGAAGCCCCACGTGGTGTCTCAGAGGAGGCTGTGGCGTTTGCTAGCCAATACCGTGCTGACAGCGTGTATGAGGCTTACTGGAAGCCAATCATGAAGGAACTGACTGAGTGGTGTCAGGAGGGCTGATGGTTCCTGTAATCATCGTCCCCGTCCTAAACAGGTACGACCTACTAGAACGCTGCCTACAATCCATCGACTATCCGGTGGAGACACTCATCGTCATTGACAATGGTGGGCAGTCCACGTTGCATGATTGGCCTTGGGTGATTGACCGTCGCCATGTCAAGAACTATCACGTCTGGTCAATGCCAACGAACCTCGGTGTCGCCCCATCATGGAACCTCGGAATCAAAGCAACGCCTCATGCTGACGGCTGGATACTACTGAACTCTGATGCGTACTTTGAGCCTGGACAGTTGAAAGTTTTCTACAACGATTGCAAACCTGATTCGGTGACATTGACTGAGGCGAAGCCTGGTTGGTGTTGTGCATGGATCGGGTCTGAGGTGATTGCCAAGGTTGGGTTGTTTTCGGAATGTTATGTTCCCGCCTACTTCGAGGACAACGATTTTGAGGAACGTGCCAAACGGGTCAACATACAGTTCTGGTCTTCGGATGCTGGGATAGTTCACGATAACTCTTCTACGATTAACTCTGCACCAGAACTAAACGAACGCAACGCTAAGAGCTTCGCATCCAACGCTGCGCTTCATGCCATGCGCTGGCAATCAGGTTTACCTGATGCCGGACATTGGGACTTAACACGACGAAGGGAACTCGGATGGGACTAAGAGAATACGACCCAATGAACGACTACGAGAATCTCCATGAAGGCGAGACCATCTATGTTCTCGGCTCAGGAGCAACACTCGACTATCTGACACCAGACTTCTTTGACGACAAGGTAACCATCGCAGTCAACTTCGTTGGCTCAGTATTCGGGTTGAAGGGTTACTACTGTTTCAGCCATTATCACGAAGACGCTCAACATGAGGCGAAGCGGGAGGATTGTATTGGGGCGTTCACTCCTGAGCGTGAGCATGGTACTGATGGGGTGTTTGCTGGGTGTGCTGGGAATCTGACCACGTTCGGTACTCGTACCGGTAGACCTGGAACATCGTTTGATCCACACGGTAAGGATTGGCCTGTGTTGTCAGGGCAGTTGACTATCGGGTCTTCGGGTATTCATGGGGCGATGCACTTGGCAGCGCACATGGGGGCGAAGTTCATTGTTTTGGTTGGGGCTGACTGTGGTTCATTGGGTGGGCGTGACAGGGTTGATGGTTATGTGCCTGGTGATTCGCATTGGGCTTTGTATGAGATGCACCTTCGAGCGATGAAGCAACGGTTATGGGATGTGTATTCATGTCAGGTGTATTCGTTGAATCCGTTCGTGAACTATTCCCTTGAAGGTGTGCCGTATCGTGGTGCAGCGTCAATCAACTAGTGTTTAGGTTATGGCAATTAGAAAAGGTCAACAAGGTAAATACAAATCTTGTGATTTATGCAATTCCCTGTTTTTGATTAAACAGTACTCGCAAAGATTTTGTTCTGAAAAATGTGGTTACACGTTCCAAAACAAGAAACAAAAACAATTAAGGGACTCACGAAAAAGACTTATTGATTCTTGTTTGAGATGTGAATCAAGTCTGGTGAACAAAAAAAGAAACGCTATCTACTGTTCAAAAACCTGCAAATCAATGGATCACACGGCTAAGCACAGAGCCAAGTCAAGAACTTTATCTACAGCCAGAAGAGTCCAGATTTACCAACGTGACCACAAAAAATGTTATATCTGTGATATTCCACTTTTAATAAATCAGATTGAACTAGATCACATAATCCCCGTAGTTCTCGGAGGGTCATCCGATCCATCGAATATCGCCTGTTCATGCAGAAGTTGCAACCGTTCAAAAGGAACTAAAGTAGGATTGAAACAAATCGCTAAGTTACTGGAGCTTCGTCAATGATCACAAACGGGTATGCCACACGCAACCAGGTTAAGGCAGCTCTCCGCATTGGAACGGCTGACACCCTTGATGACGACTTGATTGACAACTGTGTTGGCGCAGCGTCACGTCTCATTGATGGTTATTGCAATCGTAAGTTCTGGCAGAGTGGTACGGCATCCCGTGTGTATCAGGCTGAGGATTCGTTCTACTGTTCCATTGATGACATCGCTGGAACAGCAATCACACTCAAAACATCTTCACAGGCTGACGGAACTTTTGACGTGACATGGAAAGTATCTGACTACCAGCTTGAACCATTGAACGGAAACCTTGACGGGTTGACGTGGAGTTACGACAAGATTCGTGCTGTAGGTGATTATCTTTTCCCGACTGTCAATGCGAACTATGGTGAGCAGGCTTTGGTTCAGGTGACTGCTGTCTTCGGTTGGCCTGAAGTGCCGGAGCCTGTAACACAGGCAACGATCATTCAGGCTTCACGCATCTTCAAACGCTACGACTCGCCTCTTGGTGTGGCTGGGTTTGGTGATCTGGGTGCTATCCGTGTGTCTCGATACCTTGACCCTGATATGGCTCAGTTGGTTGAACCGTATCGTCGTATGCGGATATTTGCATGAGCTATTCAGTCACAGAGATTAAGACTGGTATCGCTAACGCTTTAGCCACGATCCCAGGTTTGAGGGCTTACGCCCAGCAACCGGACAATCTCAACGCTCCGTTCGCTTGGCCTATGTTGGATTCAATTACTTACAACGGGGCGATGCGTGGTGGGTTGGTGACTCATATCTTCGTTGTGTCTGTGGTTGTGGGTAGGTCTGCGGAGCGCACAGCTCAGACTGCTTTGGATGGGTATCTGTCTTATGAGGGTGCGACTTCGGTTCGTGCAGCGTTGGAATCGGATCGTTCGTTGGGTGGGGTGGTGCAGAACTTGCTGGTTGAGTCTGCCTCAAATATCTCCACGATGGATGGCAACGATGCGACCTATCTGATGGTTGACTTCCGTGTGGTGGTGTACGCTTAGTTGATGCGCAATCCTGCGAGCGTGTAGAGTTTCAGTAGTAAATCTTCGAGTGCCGGAAGGCAGGAGTCACAAATATGGCAAAGCAAGTTCTTACAAACGTGGCGGTTACCTTCGGTACGGCAAACACCGATATCACCAGTTACGTAGCATCAGTAACATTAAACCTGTCAAAAGCGGAAGTAGCTACAACTTCGTTCGGCTCGTCTGGTGCGGTTACCCGCATCGCAGGTCTCGCAGACAACTCAATCACACTTGAGTTGCATCAGGATTACCCAACGATTGAGAAGTTGTTCTACGACGCTTGGAACGCTGGTACTGCTGTACCTGTGACAGTTAAGCCAAACGGAACTGGTGCTGCTTCTTCAAGCAATCCACAGTACGCATTCAACGTACTTCCTTTGACTTGGACTCCTGTTGCTGGTGCTGTTGGCGATCTTGCTACCGCATCGGTCACCTATCCAATCGATGGTGCTGTAACTAAGACCGGTACTGGCGCATAACTTTTCTTTAACAACCCTTACCTGCGGAGGTAGAAAATGAAGATAGCTCTAGAGATGACTTCTGCTTTGGATCAGTCCAAGCGAATTATTATGGCAACATTCCCTGACTTTATTGCGTTTGAAAAGAAGTTCAATAAGAGTGTTGCGAAGTTTGAAGCTGAATTGACTTTGACTGATCTTGCGTTTATCGCATGGCATTCGGAGCATCGTCAAAAGAAAACAGGTTTGGATTTTGATTCGTGGATTAACGAGGTTGAGACATTGGAGTTGGGCAACCAGGCTGATGCCGTGATCGTCCCTTTGGAGATCAGTCAGCCCATTGGATGATGGCTTACCTGTCTGTTGAGACAGGTATCGCACCATCGGTGTTGCTGGCAGAAGACCCTCGAATGTTGTTCACGATGTTTGCTTATTTGCGTTGGAGAGCAATTCATCTAAACAGGTAGTCTTGCTGTATGGCGGTTTTTGGTAGAGCAGGTCAAGTTAGCATTACTGGCGGTAATGATGCGATTCAGATACAAGGTATCTACGAGTTTTTGCGTGATGCTTCAAAGGCTGATAAACGATTTGATATTGAGATGCGTAAGGCTGCGCAAACTGTGGCACAGAACCTTGTGGATAAAGCCAAGGTTGAGGCTGGGACTGTAACTCGTAATCGTCAGGCTACTGAGGTGATGAAGGGTATGCGGGCTAGGCGTGACCGTATCCCTACTATCAAGTTGGATGACAAGTCAGGTTTTGTTTCGGCATCTAACCCGAACCGGAAGCGTAAGCGTAACGTCACTAGGGGTGACGTGTTCTTTGGTGCTGAGTTTGGTGGTCAGGCTCGACCTAGAACAAAACAGTTCTTGCGTCATCGTGGGCGTTCGGCATATTTTTTCTGGCCTACTGTGCGCAAAGAGAAAGAGAATATCGCTAGGGAATATCTGGACTCTATTCAGCGAGTACTGAATACTTTGAAAGATGGTGCTTGACTTCGGCTGAGTTTCCTGTACCCTTCTAGGAGGAGGGGTTATGGCTGTTCTGTTCAAGAATGTGAAGTCGATTTATCCGAAGCCGTTGGCTTCGTCTTGGGAGCAGTTGAAAGAGCTGTTGTCGTTGCATGAGGAGAACGCTGTTAAGGCTGCGGGTGCGTTGTGGTCTCCGGTTGAGTATGACGCTGGTACTACCAGAGGTAACCGTAATGTCAGGTTTGTTGAGGCGTTGGTTGTGGACATGGACGGTGAAGCGTTTGACCATGCACGTCTTGACGGTTTGGAATGGTTTGCTTACTCCACCTATTCGCATCGTCTAGACGACCCTCACTATCACCTTGTTTTGCCGTTAGCGGAGAAGGTGCCTGCGTCGTTATGGCGTGTGGTCTGGCAAGAGTTGCATGACCGTATCGGGCTGGTTGGTGACCCTCAGACTAAAGACCCTGCACGTATTTTCTATCTGCCTCAACACGCACCAGATCAGCCGTTTGAGTTCCATGAGGGTCATGGCGAGTTGCTTGATTCATCCTTTAAGTTGGATGTTGAACCTGTTGTCAACCCTGTGTCACCACGCTCGAAGCAGGTGCGTCAACCTCGTCAGCGTCGTGCTGGTTCAGAGATATTGGATGAGACTTGGTGGAATGCGCCTGTAGATATTTCTCGTTGGGATGGTCTCACAGGTAAGGCTTTGTATTCTGCGATGCTTGATGAGTTTGTTGCTTTGCGGAATGGGTTGTCTGTTATTGAGTAGAATCGTCGCATGGCTGGTGAGCGCACGTTCGTTGTTAAGTTTATTTCTGATACCGCTGCAGCCAAAGCAGGGCTGAAACTTCTATCCGGTGACATCAAGGGTTTCGGGAATCAGGTTTCTAAGACCTCACCTTTGTTTGGTGCTTTGGCGGTTGGGGCTACGGCAGCATTCGGTGCTATCGCTGTTGGATTAACTAAATCGGTTAAGGCTGCGATGGAAGACCAAGCATCGCAGGCAGAGTTACAGCGTCAGCTGGAGAAAACCTTTGGAGCCAATGAGGCGTTGACTGCTTCGGCTGAACGATACATATCGGTCACACAACTTCGCACCGGAACCTCCGACGTGGAACTTCGAAGCTCGCTTGGCACGTTGGTTCGAGCAACAGGTGACCTTACTCAATCTCAAGACCTGCTTAATACCGCTCAAGATATTTCTGCTGCCACAGGTAAAGACCTTGCGTCTGTTTCGTTGGCATTGGCTAAGGCGAGCCAGGGACAGTTCACAGCACTATCAAGACTTGGCATCCCGCTCGATGAGAACATTAAGAAGTCAAAGGACTTTGAAAAGGTTGTTGGTTTGTTGAATGACCAATTCGGCGGTGCTGCGGAAACAGCTGCGAATACGTTCGGTGGACAGTTAAAGATTTTGCAAGGTCAGTTTGGGGAAATATTAGAAACAGTAGGCGCAGCGTTATTGCCATATCTTCAAAGGTTCTCTGAATACTTGGTCAACAATGTTGCCCCAGCCATTCAACGTGTCACCACAGTCATCGGTGAAAAAGGATTGCTCGCAGGTTTCCAGCAACTCCTATTCGAATCAGGTAGTGCTGGTAAGGCCATCGTCTCAACACTCAAGTTCATAGCAGTAGGTTTCGCCCTCGCTACAAACGCAATCGCCCCGTTCATCTATCTGTCAAGAGCTGCATACAGAGCTGCAACTCTTGACTTCAAGGGTGCATGGGAAGACATGAAGTCTTCGGTCAAAGAGCAAATCCCAATCGTTCCTTTGATGAACTCCTTTGACAAGTTGGGAACATCTGTAAACCATTACAAATTAAATATCCGTGATGCGATAAATCAGCAAACTGGCTTCAAGGGTTCAATAACAGAATTGGCTGGTGATGACAAGAGTGGTTTGAAGGGGGCAACGAAAGCAATCGTTACGGCTGAGCAAAAATTGAAGGCGTATGGGGATTCAATAAAGAAGTCAACTTCGTTGCAACTTAGGTTCAATGATGCCCAGAAATCTGAGAAAAAGTCGCTTGCATCTTTAACTGATGCAAATACGAACTTGGCTGATGCTAAGGCTAAGTTGGCTCAGATTGAACGTGGCTATGGTGCTGGTTCACCTGAGGCGTTGGCTGCGCAGGCTGAGTTGGCTAAGGCACAACGTGCGCAGGAGCGGGCTGTTTATGGGGTTGAGGAGGCTGTATTCTCGGTTGCTGATGCTGAGAAGAATCTTGCTGAGGTTCGTAAAGACCCTGAGTCTTCTCCAATAGATATTCGTCGTGCTGAAATCAATTTGGCTGAGGCGAAGTTGTCTGTTTCGGATGCTACTGATTCTCAGGCTGAGTCAACTAAGGAGTTGAATGACCAGCAACGGTTGCTCAATGAGGCTATTCATGGTGCGACTGTTGGTTCGATTCTTTATGACCAGGCGTTGCGTGATGTTGAGGATGCGACTCGTCAACAGGTTTCAGCGTATGAGGCTTGGGAGGAGGCGGTAACTAATACGAAGAACGCTCAGGATGAGTTCAATGCTTCGTTGCAGGCGACAGCTGATTTGATTAAGAAGTATCCGAAGGTTCTAGGTGGGATGCCTAATCCGATGGCGAACCTTGTTCCGGATAGCACCTTGGCTAATAATGCTAGTGATTTGGTATCTGGTATTGATCGTCAAATGAACATTATTGTTAATGCTGGGTTGGGTGCTAGTGGTATTGAGGTGGGTCAGGAAATTGAGCAGTATTTGCGTGAATACCTGAACTTCACCGGTGGACAATTCTCGTTTGGTTCTATTGGTTCAATCTTCTAATGGCTAAACAAGCGGTGTGGGGGGAAACCCTTAAGGTTAATTTGGATGTCGGGTTTAAGACGAACATCTTCAAATTGGATTCCAGTCTTCTTGACGGTGAGGACACCCTTGAGGGTTCAACAGAGTTTGTAGATATTACTGAGTATGTTCAGAGCATCACTATCAATCGTGGGCGCACGAATCAGGTAGACACATTCAATACCGGAACGCTTGCGATCCTTGCTGATGACCGTGCATCTGGTAGGTCGTTTGACCCGTTGAATACTGCTTCGCCTTGGTACGAGGGCGATTTGGGTATTGCTCCACGTCGAGCGGTTGAGGTTTATGGTGGTTCGGCTGGAACGGCTGCGATGTTCAAGGGTTACATCTACGACTTGAACATTGAATATGATGAGCCACAGTTATCATCAGCACAGATTCTCGCTGTTGATGCTTTGGCACAGTTAGCCCAGACGAACCTTGTCGGGTTCAATCCATCACAGCAGCTCACGTCTGAGCGGGTTGACGCAATCTTGTCTAGGAATGAGGTGTCTTGGTCGACTGCGTTGCGTGAGATTAACCCTGGTTTGGCAACGGTTGGGACGGTTGCGTATGAGGATAATGCGAACGTGTTGGAGGCTTTGCAGGCTTTGCAGGTTTCGGAGAATGGTCGGTTCTATGCGTCTCGTGATGGGATGTTGGTGTTTGATCCTCGTGTGCAGGTTTCGTTTGGGACGGCTGTGGCGGTGTTGGGTGGGACTGCGGTGACGGATGTTCCAATTCGTTCGTTGAATAATCTTTATGGTGCTGAGACTGTGTTGAATCGTATTTCGGTTCAGGTGCAGGGTTCGAGTGTCTTGAGTGTTGTGAATGGTACGGCATCACAGGCTGAGTATGGGATTAAGAACTTTGCTCTAAACAATTTGCCGTTGGTCAATGACGCTGCTGGTTCTGCTTTGGCTGTGGCTTTGCTGGGCAGGTACCAGACACCGGAGGTGGTGTTCAATGAGACAAGTGTGTTGATGAACGGGTTGTCTTCTGCTCAGCAAGAGTTGATGGCCTCGTTGGAGATTGGCGATATTTTGGCGGTGGAGAAACGGTTCGCTGTTGGTACTCCTTCGGTGGTTCGACAGAACGTGGTGGTTGAGTCCATTCGTCATCAGATCGCCCCATCCCGTCATGAGGTGTTTTTAGGGTTAGGTCAGGTGCAGTTGGTGTTGCCGTTTATACTTGACACCAGCGAACTTGATGACAGTACTTATGCGGTAACATAGGAGACACTATGGCAGTCAGACCAACATTTTCACCTGGGGATGTTCTCACCAGTAACAACATGAACATTCTTGCTAATGCACTTATCACCATCAACGCTCAAACCGGTACGGCCTACACACCTGGCACAGCTCAGGTAGGTCAGTTGACGACGTTGAATAATGTGGCAGCGCAAACGATAACTATCCCTGCGAACTCATCTGTGGCGTTTGCTATCGGTGACCAGCTGAACTTCATGAACTTGTCTACTGGTACTGCAACTTTTGCTCCAGCTGGTACAGCAGTCATTCGTTCTGCTGGAAGCAAACTGAAACTTGCTGATCAATATGCTGTCTGTACTGTTCTCAAGATCGATACCGATGCTTGGGTCATGGTCGGCAACGTAAAGGCCTAGTCATGCAAATTCTCGCGGGAGTAGATGGTGGTGTTGCTCCACCGACAACAGTCCAATATGTTGTTGTCGGTGGAGGCGGTGGTGGTGGAGGCCCATACCCTGCTGGTTATTGGGCTGGCGGTGGTGGTGCTAGTGGTGCTTTGCGAACTAATTCGTCTTTTGCTGTTGCATCAGGTGTCGCCCTTACTGTAACTGTCGGTGGCTTTGGTGGTGGCGGTGGCAATAATTCAAGTGGTGGCGGTGGAAGTTCATCTGTGTTTAGTTCTGTGACAGCTAGCGGCGGTGGAGGTGGTGAAACCGTTTTTGGTCGTGCTGGTTTTGGTGGCAGTAACGGAGATTTCTCAGGTGGAACCAACGGTGGCACGAACAACTCAGGAGGTGGTGGTGCAGGTGCAGGTGGAAACGGTTCAAACGGTAGCGGAAGCGTTGGTGCAGCAGGTGGTGCTGGCGTAGCGAACGGAGTTGCATCAACAACTGGTGCAACAACAACATACGCTCCTGGTGGTGGCGGTGGTGGTTTTAGCGGTTCTGGTGGAATGGGAAGCACTCGTGGTGCTGGTGGTGCTGGAGCAAGTGGTGGTGCTGCTGGTTCAAATGGAATAGCAGGAATTGTTGCAATAAAATATGCAGACAGTTTTGCACCTGCAACAGCAACAACTGGAAGTCCAACTATTACTGTTGCTAACGGCTTCAGGGTTTATGAATGGACATCAAGTGGAAGCATCACGTTCTAATGGCTTATTTTGTTGAGTTAGATCAGAACAATGTTGTTCTACGCACAATAGTCGTACATGAAGAGGACGCATCAAATGGTGAATTTTTTTGTCATAACTTGTTTGGTGGTATATGGTTAGAAACTTTTGTGGACGGATCGCAAAGAAAACAATATGCTAGTCCGAATTATTTTTACGATGCGGTTGCTGATGTTTTCATTTCACCTAAGCCGTTTGAGTCTTGGTCGCTTGATGAGAACTATGATTGGCAAGCACCGATTGATTACCCTGCGGATGGGAAAGATTATCTGTGGGACGAAGCAAATCAGGCTTGGGTCGAGTTTCCCGCTATCTAGTTTTCTTCCCAGCGTTCTTCGGTTTCCTAGTCACATCATCATCGGCTGAGGCTGACACGTTTGGGGTTTGGGAGTTCTCTAAGTCTTGCCTCGCTGAACAGGGTGGGACGGTTGAGCCGGTTGAGGGTGGGTTCAAACTCACGGGTGCTGATGGTGGGACGTGTGCTGGGAAGTCTCATTATGTTCGGATGCAGGCCATCATCCCAGAGGAGACAAACGAACTCGGTTTCCAATGGGCGTATCAAACCAATGATGGGTCTTGGTATGACCCTCCACAAATCATTCTCAACGGGGTCATCACCAAGCTGACGAATGAGAACAATGCCACCGGATCAGAACTGATTCAGGTTCAGGCTGGCGACATCTTCGCATTCCAGCAGTACTCGACTGACTCATGCTGCCAACCAGGCAACCTCACGATTACAGGGCTGACATTAGGCTTGGGTGAATGGGTATCTACAATCTCATCCACAACAATTACGACGACCTCTACTTCTACTGTCCCGTCAACGACTGTCCCTGTCACCAACCCGACTACTACGACAGTTCAAGAAACAACTTCTACGACTTCGAGTCTTCCTCAAACGTCCGTCCCAACAACCACAACGGCACCACCACAAACAACAACAACGCTCCAACAAAGTATTTCAACGGTTACCTCAACTAGCTCGACGACGACAAGTACTTCAACGACTGTAGCCCCAACAACAACCACGACAGTTTATGTTCCAACGGTAACAACCACGACGACGACGGTTTATGTGCCACCGGCAACAACCTCTACTGTTCTCGAAACAACGACAACCACCACAACGGAGCCAGAACCAGTCCCCACCACAACGCTCCCGCCTCCGTTACAAACAACCAGCACAACTTCAACAAATCCACCAACAACGACATCAACCGTCCCTCCTGTGACCACATCTGAACCTGATGTGACCACAACGCTACAAGCCCCCACAGACGAGCCAAAACCGCTCACCCAAACAGAACTGCTAGACACCCTAGAAGCCCTCTCAGAAGCGTCCTCAGAGGCCATAGAAGCCATCGTGGATGAAGTCCTCACCAAAGACCTAGACACCAGCCAAGCCACCCTCCTCATCACCAGCCCAGCCGTACTCAACCACATCACCCCCGCCCAAGCCGAACAGCTCTTCACCCAAATCACCCCAACCGAACTCAGCCCAGACGAAGCGGAAGCGGTAGTTGCTGCCGTACAGGAAGCACCTCAAGAAGTGCGTGAAGCATTCGAATCAACACTCAACATCTTCCAAGGTTTCGCAGACAACTATGTTCCACTCAACTCGACTGTGCCAGTTGGTACTCGTCGTGCGCTGATTGCTGTTGGTGCTGTATTCTTGACAGTAGCCCCTGCACCAGCAAGAAGGATTCGGTGATGAAGTTTTGGGGTGAGTTCCATGCGTTGATATGGACAATCGCAGCATCAGTCACCACAATCCTTACCTTGTCTGGCACGTTGCAACGGATCGTGATCTGGCTAACCATCGCAGCTCTCGTTCTACATTTCATCGGCGCATATACCAATAAGGACAACAACTAATGGAAACTCTCAAGACTCTCATCCTTCGTATCGTTGCAGTATTCGGTTCATCAGCTTTGGCTGCTGTTGCCGGTGGTGCAGTCCTTGACGTGCAACTTTGGAAGGCAGCAGCAATCGCAGGTATCGTGGCAGCAGCCAAGGTAACTGAATCTTTGCTTCGTGCATGGTCATCTGATGGTGTTCTCACTAAAGAGGAAATCGCTGAAGCGTTCGGCAAGGCTAAGTAATGGCATCAGCTAAGAAGCAGGGTGACCTGCCGATTATCCCTGTTGTGCTGTGTTCATGTTTGAAGAAGGCTGTGCCAGGCAAACTGCCACCTAAGTTGCTTCGAGCTATCGAGGGTAAAGGCAAACTTCATCATTGCGCTGCGGATGCGTATGAGGCTATGGATGCTGCTGCGAACGCTGAAGGAATTGACCTGTCTCCCAGTAGCCAAGCCGACACATACCGCAGTCTTGAGACCCAGGAGTACGGCTTCTATCAACGCTATACAACCAATGTGATCGCTGGTCAAAAGCCGAAGGTGTACAAAGGTCAAGCTTGGTATCTCAAGAAGGGCATGGCTCCCTTGGCGACACCTGGCTTATCGAAGCATAACCTCGGCATCGCCATTGATATTGCGAACGCCAACGGGAAACGGCTTGAGTGGTTGAAGAAGAATGCTGTGTCGTTTGGGTTTTCGTGGGAGGTTGTCCCTCAGGAACCTTGGCATCTTCGTTATGTTGCTGGCGATAATAAGCCGGAGCGTGTGAAGGCTTGGTTGGCATCAAAGGTTCAGGCTTGATGTGGATTGGGGTGTCGTCATTGCAGCTCTCGTTACAGCAGTTGGCGGTATTGTCACTACGCTTCTGCTGAAGGTGCGTAAAGAGAACACGAACGACCATGCAAACGTCATGGAAATCCTGCGGTCAGTCGGTGGAAATGTAGAGCGAATTGATAGTAAGTTGGATTCGCATATCGACTGGCATCTCAAGGAGGCAACACGTGGGGAAGTTCCTAAACGAAATTAAAGGTCAGGCCGTTGGTAACAGCGGAAGCATTGACTTCATTCTTGCCAAACTTGGTGAAGCCGATGGACGAGACTTGCTCGATGCGTTGAATGATCCGACGATTCGTCCGACACAAATCATTAAAGCGTTACAAGCCCGACAGATAAAGCTCTCTCCGTCAGTCATCACACGATACAGGGCTGCCAATGTCATTACTCAATGAAATTAGGCACAACTATTATCCTGCGTGGCCTGTTGTACAACAAGGCAAGAAGTATGCGCTCCCTGCAACGAAGGCAACGAAGACAACACAACGAGACTATGCAGTCGCAGTCATTCTCCCCGACATGCAACTCGGATACTTCAGAACACACGACAACAACCTTGAACCAATCCACGACGAGCAAGCCTTAGACGTTGCACTACAAATCGTCAAAGCATCCAAGCCCGACCAAATCGTTCTAGTTGGAGACAACCTAGACCTCTGTGAGTTTGGCAAATACCGATACACCCCAGCGTTCGCTAGAACTACTCAGGCTGCGATTGACCGTGCCAGCCAGCTCTGCGCACAGTTACGCAAACTAGCCCCAGACGCTCGAATAGTTTGGATCGCTGGCAACCATGAGGAACGGCTCGGCAACTTCATTCTTGATGGTGCTGGTGCAGCGTTCGGATTACGTCGAGGACTGAGGCCTGATGAGTGGCCTGTGATGTCGGTACCGTATCTCTGCAACCTTGACGACTATGGCGTGGAGTATCTACCTGGTTACCCTACGGGTGCGCATTGGATCAACCAGCGTCTTCATGTCATTCATGGTGACAAGGTTGCCTCCGGTGGAAGTACCGCTCACAAGTATCTTGCGACAGTCAAAACCTCTGTCATCTACGGTCACATCCACCGCAGAGAGTGGGCTGAACGCACACGGGACGACCATGACGGGGCGAGAACTATCCTTGCTGCATCGCCTGGTTGTTTGGCTCGTATTGATGGTGCTGTGCCTTCAACACGTGGAGGACATGATTTGGATGGTCGTCCGTTGTATCGAGCGGAAGACTGGCAACAGGGTTTAAGTGTGGTTGAGTATGTGCCTGGTGATGGGGAGTTCAACCTTGAGATGATTCCTATTCGTGATGGTTGGGCTAGGTGGAGAGGACGGGATTATGTCGCACGATGAGATGCGCACAATGGTTGTCGTCAGATGGCATGACGCTCACGCTGCAACCGATACGTGGACACCAATCACCGACATCGGTTCTGAGCCTTGTGAGGTTGTCAGCTGTGGGTTTCTGCTACCTATTTCCGATGGTGGCAAAGAAGGTCATATCACGATATTCCAGTCGAAGACTGACGCTGATGACGTGGATGGGGTTCTCTGTATTCCGGTGGCGATGGTGCAGGATATGAAGGTCATGACGAAGAATATCCCTGGTCTAGTCCCGCAAACCCTTATAAATAAAGGGTCAAAAAAATCTTAAATTATTTTCAAATAATAGTTGCAATTTGTCTTACAACCCCCTAGATTGAAGTCATCAAGGAAACACCTTGAGTTCTGGGAGGGACATCATGGAAGCAATTAAGTTCAGCAACAAAGGTCAGAATTGGGAAGTTGTAGAAATCAAAGAGCACAGCTCAATCTTCTCAACACAACTCGGTTGGACACACTTCGCAGGTATCAAGCGTCCAAATGGCAAGAAGGTTTACTACGCAAACTTGCTCATCGTTGACGGTGAAGTTGTAGATACAACGGTGGTGCTGTGATGAATCGAGTAACACAAACACCAAACTTCCTCACACGCATCGTCGGAGTTGTTGAAGCAGATTGCCCAGAAGACGGAGGCAAATGGGCTTTGATGTGTGAACACTTTGTTGATGGTGAATGGATGAATGCAGGAATCATTCAAGACACAAACAAGCGCAACCTTGCAACTTGGGTTCATTCAAAGCGTGGTGCTGGTTACACGTCATGGTGTCCAGAATGTCAAGAAGCTGACGGCGATTTGGTCAGGTGGTAACAATGACTAAGTACCCGACACTCACTATCAGAATCCCACAAGAGACCTTGCATTGGCTCAAGGTTGAAGCCGAATTGCAAGACACATCGAACGCCCAGATAGTCAAACAGGCTTTAGACCTGTACTACCGAACACAGCACCCAACGGACTAGACTGAACCTCGGATCGTTCGCCCGCCTTTTCTTGGGCTTGAACATCCCGCACACCTCCCCCTCCTTGGGTGTGCGATATATATCGGACAAACGGAAGGAAACAACTTGCTGAAACTCACCGCAAGCCTCATCGCCCTACTCACAATCGGAGCAGGCGTAACATACGCCCAAGCACCCCAATCAAACCAAACCAACCCAGCCGTCACCATCAAGCATCAACGGCAAATGCGTGAACAGATGCCACAAGTTGTAGAAGAAAAACTCCCTAGAGGAGTCTCAAAAGATAAGTCCAAGCGATGCCCACAATGGGAACCAAAGATCGCTGCAGCAGGCCTACCGGTACAAACCTTCAGCTACCTGGCTTGGCGTGAAGCCAGATGCAACAGGAAAGCGGTCAATGCCCGCTGGGACGCTCAAGGCCGAATCGTTTGGACACTCAACAAAAACGGGTCATACGATTCAGGTCTCTTTCAACACAACTCCAGCTGGCTATCAGCAACACGCAAGGTATGCGGAGTCAACACAGGCAACAAACGCAAAGACCTAGAAGCCCTCTATGACGTGGACTGCTCAATAGCGATGGCTGTATACCTCATGAAAAACACCCAGGGCAAACTAGCCAACTGGGATTTGTGACCATCCACCACTTCGCTTCAGTCTTGCTCTAATGTCATGAATGACCCAAAGGAGGGCAACATGACAAACAGACAAAAGCAAATTGGAACAGTTATCGGAATGGGAATCCTGTGGGGATTCTGGTTGTTACCAACAGCAGAAGAACTGCCAGATGCGCAACCAGCAACCCCGCTCGAATGGAAACTATTCATCGCACTCAACTTCGCAGCGATTGTTTATCTGCACATCTTGAACGTGCGTGAACACCAACTCCAAATCCGTAAAGAAGCACAGGAACGCTACTGGCAACAGATGGAAACTCGTTCACGTTATTACCATCCAACGAACCGTGACTACCAATGAGCAGCGGTCATGTAGTTGACATGTGGTCAGACGGTGACAACACCTTCAGACCACTCAGACCAGAATGGCAAGAAATGTCACGCTGCAAAGGTGAAACCGAACTGTTCTTCAACGAAGGTTCACCACACGCAATCGCTGACGCAAAACTGTTCTGTGCGAAATGCAACGTGCGTCGAATCTGTCTCAAGTTTGCGTTAGACAACGACGAGATAGGTATCTGGGGTGGTACGACTACTATGGAGCGTCAAAGGTTAAGACGGTCTAGGAGGCGTACTGGTGACATCACCGCAGAAGCGTAAAGGTTCCGCAGCTGAACTTGCTGTAGCAAAGTGGTTGCGCAAACTTGGCTGGATTCACGCTGAACGCAGTCGTGCCGGATGGCAAGACGACAGAGGCGACATAGACGGAATGCCTGGTGTTTGCATCGAAGTTAAAGCAGAGAAGAAGATTGATATTCCAGGCTATTTGCGTGAACTTGAAGTGGAGATGGAGAACGCTAAAGCGTGGACTGGCACAGTCATTATCAAACGCAGAGGGTCAACGAATGTTGATGATTGGTATGCGGTGATGCCAGCCAAGATTTGGGGTGAACTGATGCTGATGCTCGATCAACCAACTCAAAACCCTGTTACACCCGCCCCGTAGAAGTAATGCTTGACAAAGCAATTCAACCTGCTATGGTCAATTCACACCCATAATTCCCAAGCTTTAGGAGGCCTGCGAATGAGTACATCAGACGAGTTCAGTTTATTAGCGGAAGCACCAAAAGACCGTTGGGGTCGCTACAAAATTAGTGACCCAGCCACAGGCAAAGAACGTGGCTACACCCGTGTCACAACAATCGCAAAAGTGTTGGATGATTCATCATCACTTGCTGATTGGAAAACACGCATGGCAATCACAGGGATTGTTCAACGAGCGGATCTGCTTGCACAAGCATCAACATCGTTGGATGATCGAAGCAAACTAAACAAGATTGCAAACGATGCGATTGAAGCAGCGGGCGCATACAGTCGAGCAAACCTCGGTACAGCACTTCACTCAATCACCCAACAGTTAGACCTTGGTATGAAGCCACAAATCCTTCAAGGATTACAGGCCGATATTGAAACCTATGTTGCATCAATCGCAGCGTGGGACTTCGGTATGCGTAAAGAATGGATTGAAGTACTCCTCATCAATGATGAGTACGAGTATGCAGGTACAGCAGACCGAATCGTCACGACCCGTGACGGCAAAATCTGCATCTTTGACTTGAAGACTGGAACCGACTTGTCGTACTCGTTTGGTTCAATCGCAGTACAGCTCGCCATGTACGCACACGCTGACTGGATTTATGACTGGAAAACTGGCGAACGCACACCACTCCCAGAAGGCTTAGACATGAAAGAAGGCATCATCTGCCATCTTCCAGCCGGTGAAGCAACGTGCAAGTTCTACACAGTTGACCTTGAAGCAGGATGGGAAGCAGCGAAGATGTCGTTCGCAACCCGTGACTGGCGTAAGCGTAAAGACCTGTTTAAGCCTTACAAGTTCTCTGACGAGAAGCAGGGAGATGTCGTGCCTGTGGTAAATCCGATACCACAGGACGACATTCCTGCACCCTCAAACGAACTCACCATCCGGCAAGGTTGGGTAAAGGCACGGATCGGCAACCTCAGCCCGAAAGCACAAAACATGCTGAAGGTGACATGGCCTGAAGGATGCCCAAAACTCGTTGAATGTGACAATGCACAGTTGGACAAACTGGTTGCAGCTTTACAGGTTGTTGAGGCTGAACATGACATCCCGTTCTTTGACGCTGACCCAACCGCACCTAAGCCTGCCAAACGTAAGTCTAAGGCATTCGATACGGCAGAGATTGGAAGCATCCAATGAACGCCATTGAGGGTCGTGACCTAGACCAGCCAGGCGATGACCAAGCGGTCACCTACATTCGTGAACGCTTAAACGGCATTCAAGGTGCTGACAGGGCAAGAATGGCGATGCTTATCACGCAAGCCGAACTTGCTGGTCGCAGCATCAGCCTTAAAGAAACAAAATCTCTTCGAAGGTTTGAGATAGCAAGAGGACTATTCCTGTTGTTTGACTCAGGCCAATTCGATGAAGACTTGGTGAAGGACATATGTTCCCAAATCACCATGCAGAAATACACCAAACCAGGTGAAGCACTTGCCAACCTTGACGTGAAACAAGCACAGCGTTTCGCTAACGCTTGTCACGGCATCGCACGGGACTTGCTGAACCTGATCTATATCCCAGAAACCAATCAATTCCACATAGAGGAGAAAGCATCATGACAGACATATTCCTATCCGATGGCGGGAGCAAGTATCCCGCTTTGAAGTTTGAGAATGTCAATGACACCCACAGCGGCACGGTAATCGAAGTGAAGAAGCTTGAAGACCGTGATCCATCTGGGACAGTCAAAACTTGGGACAACGGCGACGTGCGATACGTCTTCGTTTTCACCATGAACACAGCCGATGGCATCGGGAACCTTTGGGCAAGAGGCAACATGGTTAAAGCAATCCGTGAAGCAGCTCAAGCCATCGGAGCAACCACAATGGTTGGAACGAAACTGACCGTCAAGTACACCGGTGATGGCGAAAAGAAATCAAAAGCCTTCAACGCACCAAAGCTGTACAAGGCCAAGGTTGAACCAGCCGTGAAGGATGACTCAGAATCAATGTGGTAAACCCACATCAATAAATCGTGACAAGTTGGGTATCGAGCGAACCCCCTTCGCCCCCTGCGGTACCCAACTTGTCGCACTTATTTAGCCAGGAGACAACATGACCATTCAAGACCTAAAGAACGCAATAGCGTTTCTTGAGAAAAGTTTCGTCGGTCAAGGCGACCAAGAACGACTCTTTAAAACCATCGAAGCATTAAAGATTGAAATTGCTAGGAGGCAAAAAAAATGATTGATGTAAACCAGTTCGCAGAGTTAGAGCTGCGAGTCAACGACCTACAGAACGCCCTCGCACGGGTCGCAGAAGAACGTGACAACTACAAAGACACAGCAGACTCACTCTTCAAAGAACTCGAAGCCTGCCGTGCCACACTCACCCAAGCCAACTCAGACATCTCACGCCTACGGGTGTATCTAGCCCAAGGAGCCGAACTGTGAGTCCAATGATCCTCTCAGACAAAGTTGCCGGCATCATCAAAGACCTACAAGTTGAAGTCGGTGTCAAAGACATCGCACTCAACGGAGCGATGCGACGCATCGAAGAACTCAACAAACAAATTGAAGAACTGGTTCTAGAAGTCGCTGAACTCCAAGAAAGGTTAAGGGAGGGATGAACATTGACACGTCGAGCTTCATCGCTGGTGTACTCACCACAACCGTCCTCACCTGCACCTCATTCGTCATCGGAGGTTGGATAGCAACCAACACCAAAGAAGACGCTTGCGCAAAGTTAGGTTCTGCGATAGGTGAACAAACCAAGTTCATCACCTTCGGACTTACCGAATCAAAATGCTTCACAACAATCAACGGACAATGGACGGATGTAAACCCATGAACCAAACAGAAAACTTCCCAGACGCACCACACACCATCAGCGTCCTCACCCATCGAGACCAATCAGCGAACTGGGTGGCACACATCGCCAACCATGACATCATCAACGCCAAAGACACAAACGGCCTCTACCTACTCGTCAGCCTTGACGAAGACGGCATCGTCACCATCGCAACCAAACCAGGCAGCGCATGGGACTCACGCTGGTCATCACCAATCAAACTGGAACGACGATGAACAACCAAGCGTATTTGAACATCAAAAAATACTGTGATGACTTGACAGAGCGACTTAGGTTGGTTGAGGAGTGGAAGCTGCGTCATCCGGACTGGGACACTCAACCATTTCGTCGTGACGAATCAGACTGGTACAAAGCCTTAGACTTGTACGAAGGATTGACCTTCAAAAGTTCGTTTGACCCGAATGATTTAAGTCCGCACACTTCAGACCTTCTCACCGCTGAACGCTGGAATGATTTGATGCGGGTTGCTCTTGCAGCCTTCGAAAAGGCGATACAAAATGAGTCGTGACAACGAACTAGCCCTAGACCTATTCATGCTGGGCTATGAACGCAACGAGTTAGTGCATATGCTGAATGAAGCCAATAGCCTTATCGAATCCTTACGCAACGAACTAGAGTCCGTTAAAGCAGAACTGGAGCAACTGCGGAAATGAATAATGAAGAAGCTAAGCGTTTAATGCAAACGCTATACGAATTTTGGGTCTGCGATCATTGCCAAGAGTACTGCGCTACCTGGAATGACGGTTGTAGCAGCCCTTTGCACAAAATTCATGAATGGGGATGGGAGGAATACGAATGACTGCTCTATTCGTTATTGGCGCAATACTTGCTATTTACTTTTTTTGGTTGACCCGATGATCTACCGTGTCCAATGCAACAAGTGTGGCTCAATGGTCAGACACGACACACAAATACTTCAGGGCTGTTTGTGCGATCCGGACGCTCCAACATGGATCGCTATCCAACCAGACGGACGGATGCTCAAGATGTCTCATGCCGATTACACAGTCTTCGAGCAATCATGACTCAAGCCCGCATCTGCAACTGCACCCTCAAACGTGCGCTACCAACGAAGCCGTTATGCGGAGATAAGCCAGACGACTTCGATGAGTAACTATGAAGACCCGATAGCAGAGTTCATAGAAGCATCAGCCGAAGGACTCTGCACCGGCTATGTCGTCATAGCCAACATCGAACGCATCAACGGAGACCAATCATTCTGGGTCACCACCCTACGCAACCAAACCGCCTCAACCAGCCTCGGCCTACTCGAATCAGCGAGCGCAGCAGAGAAGTACCGAATCGCCAGGTCATTCAACAATCGCTATGACGAAGACGAAGACGAATAACAACTACACTCAAAACACCTAATCCTGTAGGAGGGATATGAAACACACAAGAGTCAACAAGGGATACAACTATCCCGCCTCAGCCCTACTCAAAGAGTTCCCAGACGATATGTGGGCATCAACAATCGGTGAACGACTCGGAGTTGGTAGAGCTGCAATCCAAACATGGCGAGAAGGCAACACCTACCTAGACCAATGGCGAGCAGACAAATATGCTTGCCTGCTTGGTAAACATCCATCAGAGATTTGGTCTAACTGGTTTGATGAAGTGGAGTTGGCATCGTGACAATGCGTGAAGAAGCAATCAAACTCGCTGAGCTTGGTATCAGAGTTATCCCGATCAAGCCTGGTGAGAAGCGTCCACCAATGTCTCAATGGCAAGACAAAGCCAGCAATGACATTCACGTCGTGAACGACTGGTGGACTAGCCAATACTCAGGTTATGGGATCGGTATCGCTACAGGTCAAACCAAACACGGACGCATCTTTGTACTTGACGTGGATGACCGTGAAGAATACAAAGGTTCAGACACCCTGCACGACCTGCAAGAAAAGTATGGTCAACTACCAGAGACAGTCACAGCGATCACCGGCACAGGTGGACAACACCTGTACTTCTACTGTGACGAAGACATACGCAACGACGCAGGCTCACGCCTAGGCGTAGGACTCGACATCAGAGGTACCGGAGGCCAAGTCCTCGCAGCCCCAACCATCCACCCCAACGGGCGCAGCTACCAATGGGAACACGGCCTCAGCCCACACGAACGACGACCAGCCAAAGCCCCAGACTGGCTCGTCAAACTGCTCACCAAACAACCTGAGATGGTCAAACCCAAAGGTCAACCGGACAACTTCCTTACAGACCCCAACACCCCCTCAGCCCGATACTGTGCGAAGACAACGTGGGAAGAACTGCTCATCCCAGACGGCTGGACACTCGCCAAAGTAGACAGACATGGGGAACAGCATTGGGTTCGCCCAGGCAAAGACCCAAGAGACGGCACCAGCGCAACGATAGGTCACAACGGCAACGACGCACTCATCGTCTTCACCTCATCCATCCCCTGGCTACCAGAAGGAGGTTACAACCGCTTCGGCTACTACGCAGCCTCAAAGCATGGAGGAGACTGGAAACAAGCCTCCCAAGCCTTCCTAGCCACCTCTGAAGGCAAACCCGAACTAGTCACACCAATCCCCACACCAGACGAGATGCTGTCAATGCTGGTGGATTGGAAAACATTCTGGTCACTCGAACACGCAACCGAAGAATGGTTAGCCAAACCACTCATCGCCAAAGGCCGTCAGACTGCATTGTTTGCTGGAGCGAAGACAGGTAAGTCATGGCTCACACTCAACGTCGTTGCAGCACTAGCCTCCGGCAAACCCATCCTCGGACAACCAGCACAACCACCCATCCATTGTCTCTATTTGGATTACGAAATGATCGAATCAGACCTCTACGAACGCCTAGAACAATTCGGCTACACAGAAGACGACGACCTCTCCCACCTCCACTACGCACTCATCCCCAACCTCCCACCACTCAACACCACCGAAGGTGCCTCAGCCATCATGAAACTTGTAGAACTCACCAAGGCTGAGGTCGTAGTGATAGACACCACCGGACGAGCCATAGATGGTGAAGAGAACTCAGCAGACTCCTACCGTGAGTTCGCACGAACCACAGGACTCAGCCTCAAACGAGCCAACGTGGCTTGTGTACGCACAGACCATGCTGGTAAGGATGGTGGCAAGAAACAAGGCCAACGAGGCTCCTCAGCCAAGAACGATGACGTGGACATCGTGTACCGACTTGACAAATCAGACGACGGTCTAACCCTCAAGCGCACCCACACACGCATCAGCTGGGTACCAGAAACCGTCAACCTCATCGTCGAAGACTTCGATGACACCATCACCATCCGACTCCGCACCAAAGAGCAGCGAGGTTGGACAGAAAAAGAAATCGCCATCGCCCACCGACTAGACGAACTAGGCTTCCCCATCGACATCGGAGTCAACGAAGTGCAACGCCAACTCAAAGACCAAGGCATCTCACTAGGCCACAAATCAGCCATCGGACGAGCCATCCAATGTCGCAAACAACCCCGCCCAGACCCACTCGGAACCACCTACACCCAAAAAACGGAACCACTCGGAACCACCTCACAACTCGGAACCACCTTCGGAACCACTTCGGAACCACTTCCTGAAACCCAACAAGTACAAAGGAACCAGCGTGTGTACCTGAAAGGTACACGCGGTTCCGTACCCGAAGACGAAACCATAGAAAATCAGAACCACCTCGGAACCACCCCCACCCAAGCCCACCCAAACCCTGACAACATCGACCCACTATCAGAACTCTGGTAACCACCTCATGCCCATCCAACGCCCCTGCCTAGTGTGCAGACGACTCACAACAAACATCCAACGCTGCGACCAATGCCAACAGGCATGGAACCACAATCGGAACAAGAAGCGAACTCACTACCAAGGTGACTACGCATCACGTGCGAAGCGAGTACGGGAGACAACCCTGCTCTGCTGGCTCTGTGGCAAAGGCTCCAACCCTGACGACCCTTGGCAAGCCGATCACGTTGTGCCAGGTGACATCAACTCAGAGCTACGGGGTGCGCACAGGTCATGCAACGCCAGTCGAGGCAACCGAGGCAAGCCATGACCCCCCCACCGGCAGTCTGGGGGGTGGGGTCAAACTCAAAACGCCCGACGACGCAACTAC